CGGATGTCATTCCCTACCTTACAAGCCCACGAGAAGTTCAAGGAATGGGTCAAAGACCGACTCTGGTTCTACGATGTACAAGGAACTGTAAGCCCGCCTCAAGTTTTAGGAGTGGGTATCTACTGCAAGACGATGCTAGGTTGCCAGCACTACTTCATTGATTCCTTAATGAAGTGCGTTCGTGGCGAGGATGATTACAACGCACAGAAGAACTTTACAGACGAGCTGTGCGGCCTTGCGAGAGATCAGAATATTCACATTCATTTGGTTCACCATATCAGGAAACAAAGCGATGACAACAAAACACCCTCTAAAAACGATCTAAAGGGCTCTGGGAGCGTCGCAGATCAAGTGGACAACGTAATCCTCATGCACAGAAACAAATCGAAGGAGCGCGATTTTGAGGCCAATGGTGTTGTAGACCATTCCATCCCTGATGCCTTCTTGTCTTTCGAGAAACAGAGGAACGGCGAATGGGAAGGTGTTGCGAAGCTCTGGTTCGACAGGCAGAGCCAACAGTACGTTCAGGAAGTCGGAGGGTTGCCTACCGATTATCAGCTCAAATCCGCCGACCATCGGTAAACACTTTGCGGGAAAAAGCAGGGTTACGACAATGTAATTTTACGGAGGCGATATGAATGAACCAACGAAAGAGCTAGCAAAACACCCCAATTGGCCGTTTCAGCAGACGTTAGTAAAAGGCAAGTGGGTTAAGAAAAAGAAAGTCACGAAGCGCGACATTTTGAAAACCATAGAGGAGTCACCATTTTGAACCACCCAGAATTAGTAACTGCATTAGCTAAACCGGGATCAGACATCCTCGACGATCTCAGCCCGGATCAAGCCTTTGTTTTGCACATGTCCATTGGAGTCTCTGGGGAGTCTGGGGAACTGTTAGACGCAATCAAGAAGTGGGCGATCTACCAAAAACCCTTAGACATCGATAATGTCATTGAGGAGTTGGGCGATATTGAGTTTTATCTTGAAGGCATAAGACAGAAGCTCGGCCTTAACCGAAACAGAATCCTTGAGCACAATATCGAGAAACTAAAAAGGCGCTACGGCACAAAGTACACAAACGAAGCAGCGCAAAGGAGAGCAGATAAATGAGTCTTACAAGACTTCAGAAACAGGCAAAGATTGATCGTGGGTTAGCCTGTCTTAAATATATGCAAAAGAGAATCAGCCCGGTGACAGTAAAAGAGCTGGCCGAAAAGATGAAGATAAGCCCAAAGTTGATTCAAAACGCGTTAATGCCTTTGTTAGCTGAGGGCAAGATCACAAGAAGGCTGCTTTCACATCAGTCATCGGTTGCTAAAAAGATTGGCAGGGCATACGGTTATAACGCAGTCGAAATCAAGTTACAAAACAGAAACAAACCTTTTCTATGGAATAACCCTTTTGGAATTCAACATGAAAAAACAGGAACCGAAACAAGAGCGTGATTGGGTCAAGGTGTATCTTTTCGAGAAGATCACCATCGTCCCTCACTACGTCAAAAAGAACGTCTTTGTGCTTCCCGGTGGCCGTGAGATCAACGAAGAAACATTAGTGGACGCTGGCGCATTTCAAGCAGCGACGTACTTATGGCCGAGATAAAAGCGTACATAACCGGATTCCGAGACGGGCATTGCTTCATACAGCCGACTGATCCCGCTGTCGCGCTTCCAGTTGGCGCAGCTCTTTCTTACTCAAAAGAATGGGTCGGGCTTACTAACGATGACATTCACGATGCGTTTTGCCACGCTGAATACGATGCCAATCAGGACTGGAACGACGACCCTGAGGGCTGGTGCAAAGCGTTTGCTAACTATGTTGAAGCCAAATTAAAGGGAAATAATCAATGAGCAAACAAGAACCTGTAGCGCATGTTTATCGGATTGAAGCAAATGGTAGACCTTGTGTCGCATGGGATGACGCAAGTGAAATTAAGGTTGGCGCAAAACTTTACGCTGCACCGCGTGAATGGGTTGGGCTGACGGATGAGGAACACGACAGCATAAAACACAATTATCACAACCTGACGTGGACCCTTGAAATGTTCGCCAGAGCCATTGAACAAGCCTTGAAGGAGAAGAATCATGGATAGAGAAGAATACAACCGACTATTTCACAAACACAAACTCAATCTTGTAGCTTTTAAACCGTTGAATGATTGTGACGAAGAAGTTTTGAAGTTGGTAAACGCAGCGATTGAGGCTGAAAGAGAGGCGTGTGCGAAGGTGTGTGATGAGAAAGTGGACGCTGAATATGCGACAGGGAAGGTTGACCATAATGAAATGGCGTGGACGCAAGCATGTGCAATAGCCATCAGAGCAAGGGGTGAGCAATGATGTGGTGCGAACACTGCGGTTACCGGATAGCTATGCGGTGGACATATTGGTGCAAGAAGTGTTTTGCCGAATTTATAAGTGATCGGAAGATCACGGCAAGGAGTGAGCAATGAAAACCCCTAAACGCATCTGGGCGCGTGAGATCGCTCGCAAAGAAGCCGACTACTGGGACAGCACGAACAAGCTGCAACGCGAGCGAGGCGAGTCTGAATACACCCTTGAGTGGATGTTTACGTCACTTTGGCTAAAGGGCTTTGAAGCTGGCCGAAGAGATGCAGCTCAAAGGAAGAAAGCGGGTGGCGATGTATGAGCAAATTGAGACAAGCTGCGGAGCAAGAGCCTGTTGAATGTATGTGCGGCATTTGCAAGCTCGGCAAACGTGAATGGGTTGGGCTGACGGATGATGATTATGAGGAATTATTAAGGACTAGGGATTGGGGTGTTTATTTGATTGAAGCAGTCGAAGCCAAACTGAAGGAAAAGAATAATGAACGGCGCTGAAATCCAAAGAATGGCGCATAACCTCGGACTTGTTCACCACACCGATCAAGTCAAATGGCTAGTCAAACAGATTCTCCGCAAGCACAAACCGCTGACCAAAACTGAGAAGATCTACCTTGCTCATCTTACCCAGCCTTACTCGCTCATAGAGTTATCAAAACACTTCGGCTGCACCACTGAAGGCGCAAGGAAGCATTTGAAAGCGTTAATGGCAAAAGGTCTTGTGGACAGGGAAACTCGGTACAAATGGACGGAAGGCAGACACGGAGCGTGGGCGTGGTACTACTTCAAAAAATGAAAGACTACACCGCAGGGCATACCGTGTGGATGACGCCCAAAGACAAAACACCACCATTGGGTTCTAAGATGCTTTTACTGAATCCCGGTGGAGTCTGTGTAATCGGTCACTGGTCAGATTGGGCGGTAGCGTGGGCTCCATTGCCTAAAGTACCTGAGCATATAAAGGCGATGTTATGAACGACCCAGTCAATCACCCCAAACACTACACCGAGCACCCGTCTGGTGTGGAGTGCATCCAAATCACCGAGCACATGAGCTTCAACCTCGGCAACGCAGTTAAGTACATTTGGCGAGCGGATCTAAAAGGTAAGCAAGTCGAAGATCTCAAGAAAGCAGTGTGGTACATCAACCGAGAAATAGAAAGGATAAACAATGGATCTCAAAAAAGCAGCAAGGCAAGCGTATGTGAACAGTCTGACTCAGGATCTTACGGACTGGGACAAAATTGAATTGCAATTTGAAGAACTGGAAGAAATGTCTGCCGAGCTTGAGGAAAGAAGTAAGGCCCTACTTAAGTCTATAGAAGCATTCAAAAAGGATCTTGATTCCAAATCCTGACAGCCGTACAATCAATTCGGACCTCCTTCCCTCTGTTGGTTTGCCCTCGCAATGAGGGCTTTTTTTTAGGTCTCGACATGAAAAAGCATTTTCTGGAAGCACTGCGATCAGAGAAGCCCGCTAAGTCTCCGGGCGAGTTCATTATGTGCTTACTCCACGGTGTCACTAACGCACACATCCTGCACCTACAGTCTAAGTCGTATGCCGAGCACAAAGCTCTAGGCAGTTACTACGATGACCTCGGTGACCTAGTAGACACAGTTGTCGAGCAGTATCAAGGGCTAGAGGCTAAGATCCTTAACTACCCTGTCGAGTACCGAGCGCCAGAACAAACAGCGATAGCCGAGCTTGAGTACATGCTGGAGTATGTGAGGGTTTACCGAAGCTCGATGGGTGATGACTCAGCCATCCAGAACAGTATTGACGAGATCGTTGCGCTCATGCAATCAACGCTCTACAAACTTAGATTCCTAAAGTAGTGAGCCTGATTATTACCCCTATCAATTTTGACGAAGCAAACGCTTTCATAAGCAAATTTCATCGTCATCACAAACCAATGCAGGGATGCAAGTTTTGTGTAGCGGTTAGCGATGATGAAAAGGTAGTTGGTGTTGCTATTGTTGGCAGGCCTGTAGCAAGGATGTTAGATAACGGATGGACGCTAGAGGTTAATCGTTGTTGTACTGATGGAACTAAAAACGCTTGTTCGATGCTGTACTCTGCTAGTTGGAAAGCAGCAAAGGCTTTAGGTTACCAAAGGCTTATCACATATACGTTACCTGAAGAAGGTGGCGCATCCCTGAGAGCAAGCAATTGGAAATGTTTAGGATTAAAAGGTGGCGGAAACTGGAATGTAAGGTCTCGACCCAGAGTTGATACTGATGAATTGTTAAGAGGTCAGAAACTATTGTGGGAAGCAAATGCCTTATCGTAAGACAAGTAAGGGATGGTATTGGGGAAGCAAGGGACCATTCCCCACCCTGCAAAAGGCTCAAGCAGTAGCAAGAGCAGCTTACGCATCAGGATATAAAGATGCCGAGAACACCGAAGCAAACAACTTGTCGAGAACTCGGCTGCAAGAATCCAAAGGTCAACGGCTCGACCTTCTGCACTGAACACGGCGGCTCACTCACGGAAACTAGACGATCATTCAACAAGCTGTACAACACAAAGCAATGGAAGCAATTTAGACAGATTCAGCTATCAAAGCACCCGATCTGCGCTCGATGTCAGTCATTAGGAAAGATCGCACCAGCCCATCACGTTGACCACATCATCCCGCACAAACAAGACAGAGACAAATGGATGGGCAACCGATTTCAGTCTCTTTGTCACGAGTGCCACTCCATAAAAACAGGGCTTGAAAAGAAAGGCGAAGCTCACGATTATGTGAGGGGCGAAGTGATTGCTCTGTAGAATTGGGAATAACTTAAAAAAAAGTGGCGATACTGAAGGGCAAGCGCGGCCCTAACTTTCTGCAAAAGGATAAAACAAGATGGGTAGGACAAAAAAACAGGGAATTCCCTCAGTCGTCATGACTCGCGTGGGGGATCTCATCCCTTACGCAAGGAATTCCCGAACGCACTCAGACGAGCAAGTTGCGCAGATCGCTGCGTCGATAAAAGAGTTTGGTTGGACTAACCCGATCCTGATCGACGGCGAGAAAGGAATCATTGCTGGCCACGGAAGGCTGAAGGCTGCGATGCGGTTAGGCCTCGAGGAAATCCCGGCAATAGAACTGTCGCACCTAACCGAGATTCAAAAGAAAGCGCTCATCATTGCTGACAACAAGTTGGCTTTAAATGCCGAATGGGATACGGAGCTTCTCAGTCTGGAGGTTGAGGAGTTGGAGCTTGAGGGATTAGACTTAAGTCTTACAGGCTTTGGCGAAGAGGAAATAAGCGCACTTAAACCAGAGGTTGTAAACGAGGGATTGACCGACGAGGATGCTGTCCCTGAGCCTCCACCGGAGCCTATTACAAAGCCCGGAGACATCTGGATACTAGGCAAGCACCGATTGATGTGCGGCGATAGCACGAGCGTGGATGCGGTTGATAAATTGTTAAATGGCGCGACTATAGATTTGATTCATACCGATCCTCCTTATGGCATAGGCTATGGAGGGTCTATGAAACTAGGGTCGGAAAAGTTTGGATGGAAACAGCATTCTGGAGGCTGGGATGAAGAAAGGCCTCCAAAAGAATTTTTTGATTTAGCTGAACTGCAATGCAAAGACAGGATTATTTGGGGCGGGAATTATTTTTCAGACTTGTTGCCTCCAACTATGGGATGGCTTGTTTGGGACAAAGGTCAAAGAGGATTTTCTTTAGCTGACGGTGAAATGGCGTGGACTTCTTTTAATAATGCGATGAGAATCAAAGAATATGCAAGGGCTAAGGCAAATCAAGAAGAAAAACATCACGCAACCCAAAAGCCTATTGAGGTCATAGAATGGGCTATAGGATACGCAGACAGGCATGCAAAAAAACAACCGCGACTCATACTTGATTTTTTTGGTGGATCAGGTTCAACTTTAATTACTTGCGAAAAATTGGGTCGCATAAACTTTACGATGGAACTAGACCCAAAATACTGCGATGTCATTGTCAAGCGATGGGAAGAATTCACCGGACAGAAAGCGAGGCTAGAAAATGCAGCGGAAATATCCACCTGAAGTTCACTTAGTACACGGCACAAAGGGAGAGAACACGGGCATCCCATTGCCGGAGAAGGTAAAGATCAGAGTTCCGTTTGCCGAGTGGGCAGACAATCCGGCTTTATTTAACCGCGAGAGGTTTGTAAAAGAGACCGCAGATTACTTGTTCGATGTCTACGGTATCGGTTCAGATCAGGACAGGCACACGCTGATGATGCTTGCCGACCAGCTACAGCTTTACATCGACGCAAGGAAAGAGCAGGCAAAGCATCCTTTAGTGGTTAAGACTAACGGTGGAAAGACTCACGCTCCCAATCCTTACATCAGTCTGGCAAACAAAGCGATGGAGAACTCCATCAAGCTGATGAACGAGATGGGGCTTACTCCGCGTTCTCGATTGGCGGCAAACAAACTTGAGGATGGCTCTAAGATGGGCGAATTCCTTGCGGGGCCTAAGTTCGGCACATGAGAATAGAAGATGGTATTGCTTACGCTGTCGGCATCGTAAAAGGCGAGATCGACGCTTGTCGAAATGTTCGCCTAGCCTGCCAGCGGTTCTTAAATCACATAGAAAACAAAGAGTGGGAATGGGTTTTTGATCCGAGTCCTGTCAATCACTTTCTACAGTTTGCAGGTCTATGCAGGCATGTCAAAGGACAGTGGGCGGGATACTCTGTAAGCCTTGAGCCCTTCCAGATCCTTATTGCCTGCGCGATCTACGGCTTTAGACACAAGAAAGACCGACGTAAACGGATGGTGCAGGATGTCATTGTTTACATCCCTAGAAAGGCTGGTAAATCGACACTGACTGCTCTTATCGCACTTTATGAGCTGGCCTTCGGGGAAGCTGGTGCAGAGGTCTACACCCTCGCTACAAACAGAGATCAAGCCTCAATCGTGTTTACTACGGCTAAGGGCTTCGTCGAAACGTTGCCGCAGGAGATCTCGAGGCTCTTTATTCCCGGCAAGTTCACGATTGTGAAGAACGGCGACAGCCAGAGCATGATGAAAGCTCTCTCCAGAGACACTAAAAAGACTGGAGACGGGCTCAACCCTTCTTGCGCGATCATTGACGAGGCGAGTCAGATCGTAGACAGGAATGCGATTGAGGTCTTGCATTCGGGGATGGTATCTCGACTCAATCCTCTTAGGCTATACATAACGACTGCTTCTTTCACCCGCGATACAAAGTTCTTCGAGGACTTTCAGGTGATGGAGCACATCCTCCATCAGGACGTACCTGATAACCCGCGATGGTTTGGCCTTCTTTACTCGCTGGATGCCGGTGATGATTGGAGAGACGAAAAGGTATGGGCTAAAGCTAACCCGATGCACAATATCTCTGTGTCGCACGATGCAATCGTTGCTCGATGCGAAGAAGCGAAGATTAAGCCCGCTGCGCTCAACGAGTTTCTCTGCAAGACGCTTAACGTTTATGTTTCAGCCGAGACTGCGTGGGTTGACCGTACACATTGGGATGAATCCGTAGGGCTAACAGAGAGAGAACCCGAAGCTGTATTTATCGGATTTGACCTAGCAGCAACACGAGATCTAAACGCGGTTTGTACGTTAAAGCGATTTGCCGAGGACGATTACGAAGCCGAGTGGAAGTTCTTTCTTCCCGAAGATGGCTTTGAATTACTACCCACTCACTATCAAGACATCTTTAGACAAGCAATCAATTCGGGGATCTTGCACATCACCGAAGGTAACGTGATGGACGATAGAGAGATTTCGGCGTATATTATCGCGCAAAGCCAGAAATACGACATAAAAGAAGTAGGCTACGACGCATATAATGCTG